TTTTCTGAGCTTCTTCGCCTTGTGCACTTGTTTTAGTAACAGCTACTCTAAGTTTCTGATTATTAGCAGCTAAAGTCTCAACAATTTTAGATAAATCTTCCATAATGTTTTTAATTATTTAAACTATAAAAAAAAACGATTTTTTTATTCGATTATAATACTAATTTCATCTTTAAGTATTTCTACAAGAGAATCAATATCATAACTACCTAATGTAGGGTCACTCCATTCTCTATCTTGAATATCTACATTTTCATTAAAATGACGAATTGAATACCAAAGATTACCATCGTCATTATAAGGAGCAGCTTTCCAATTATCCTCTACAGGGTGCGGATTTGAATAAGAACCGCCTGTTGGAGCAGCAGGTTTATTTTCAGCACGAGTAAAAGCAATACCAATAATAGAACTATAAGCTTTGACTTCATAGTCAAGCCAATATCCATCATCAAGTTCCCCCGTAGGAGGTGTATTAGCAGGAACATCTTGCTTGCTAAGATAAACATGCCCGTTATGTTTAACAAGCGTAAGACGTTCATAAGTTTTTTGACTATTATATACATTATTTTCAGCAACAGTAATGATAGCCTTTCCTAAATCTTTATTTTGTATATCCATATTTAGTTAACATTAAATGAGAATCTTCAATTTCAAATTCAATATTTTCAGTATTATCTGAATTATCAATCTCATGCAAATGTCCAGTTATAGGGTCAAGTTCTAACTTAACATTAGCTTGTTTCTGACAAGGAAGAACATCCATATAAACATGACCATTTTCTTCTATTTCTCCAATATGATATTCATAAGAAATATCATTATCCTTAAACCAATTATTAAGATAAGTAACAATCATTTTTAAGAACAACTCGTATTTCTTTTGCATCTTAAAGAAATGAGCAGCAATTAGAGATTGAAATAAATTAATATTGAATATAGCTTTACGAAGTTTGTGACTATCATTATGAGAAGCAATAAATACTTTTAATAAATCAGCATAAAGGCATTTAAGATTATCAGGAATATAATGATAAAAATAGTCGTAAATATTAGTATCATAACTGCTATCGTAATAACGTAAAAACATTACACTATCAGTATCATTCATGTTGAAAGTACAAGAAACAGCATTTTCGTACTTACCATCCATGGTACGATAATTAATAAAAGCATAAGTATCAGTTCCAATAGGAGGATTATAATCATATCTAATAGTTATAGTAAATTCATAGCTATTAGATGTTCCATAAAAGTATTCGCAGTAAGGTTGACTACATTCTCTATTAGCAGCAAGATTCTTACCTTTATATTGTTGAGTTTCATCTACGCTATTAACTTTTCTACCATTTCTATAATACTCATGTTTTAGTGTATAAGGATTAGTTATTTCTCTTTTGTTTCTAAAAAGATAAAAATCACCAGTCACATACATTATACATTCATCATGAGATTCAGAATCTTTTTGATTAACAGAAATTTTCTTATCAGCAGTATTTCCGTCATCATCTATAATATGAACAGTAATCTTTCCATCACGACCATATAATTCATCAGTATTTTCGTCCACATTAAAATGAGTAACATCTTGACCACCAGTCTTAATCCAATTTACATCCGCACTTGCTTGCCAATGAAGATTCTCATCAGTTCTATAAAGTTCATCATTTATATAAGTTAATCTATCACTTTTAAGAACTTCAAAATCGTAACCATTAGGAGCGTAAGCATCGCATTTAATAGATTCAGGTCTAACTTCAAGTCTATATTGATACTCAACTTTGCTTGCTTCTTTTATAATAGTAAACAATAAAGTCTTACCGATACCATCAGCACTTTCTGATTGAGTAACAACAATATTTCCAGTATATCTATTATTTGTAGTATTTAAATTACTACGAATATAAATCTTACTATCTTGACTGTTTGCATTAACAGAAACTAAATTAGCAATTTCTCCACTTAAAGCAGTAGTTAAATCAAAATTAACATTAATATTTCCATCCTCATATTTACCATTAACTTTCTTCTTTTTATAACTTCTAATAACAATATCTTTGTTAGCATTTGCATATTGGGTAAGGGTAATTTCATTGCTATCATCAGTTTCAAAGAAATAATCATATTGAATAGAAGCGCCAACTTGAGTAATATTAACTACTAAATCTTTACCGTTAACTTCGTTTTGTGTATAACGTATTCGACCAGTACGTTCTTCTTCGTTATCATTTTTATTAATAGTAATACTATTAGGCAAAGATGGAGCAATAGTTATAAAATCGCTACCATTAGTAACTTCTCCTGTATAAGCAACACTTTCTTTATTAAATGGTTTACCATTAATATAATATTGTTTAAAACTTTGAATATTAAGAATAATAGAAGTTCCAGAATTAGGAGCGTTAATAACTTCCTGGTTACAACTAAACATATATTCAAAAGTTTCTTCAGCAGCATCTTGTTTAATAACAATAATTTCCTGTTTATTACTTTCAGTTTGAGTGACAATAATATTGTCGGTTCTAATTTCGGTACTTGTATTAGCAGACATATACCATTTAGTCTTATCAGAAGTATTATTCTTTAAAAGACCTTTTTCAGAACGAACAGTATAATTAACAGCAACTTTATCTCCTTGAGCTTCGCCATTAACATAAGTTTCTTTGTAACTTTCTACTGTTAGTTTTACAGGATTAGTACCATTAACATCAATAGTATTTCTATCTACATTAGCATTAAGAGTATAACGAATTTCTTTATTAAGACTATCTTGACTAACTTCAATTTTCTTATTACCCTCAACGCCAACTTCTTCTCGTTCGATAATTATAGAACCGGAACGAGGAAACGAAGTATTGGCTTCGGCAGAAACAGAATTACCATTAACAACAAAATATTTATTTGAAGAAGTTGCTTTATAAGGAACAAGAATTTTATCGCCTATAACTTCACCACTTTCATTAGTAAGTTCTTTATAACTATTAACAACAAAAGTTTCACGTCCGCCCTCTGATGGAAGTTCGATTCTTTCGGGAAATATAGTAATAGTATATCTATAACTAAGTTTGCTAAGTTCTTGATTGATAACTCCATTTAGAACATTATTGCTTTCATTTTGAATAAGTCTAAATTTAGCAGTACGAACAGAAACTTTGTTTTCTTTAATAACAATAGAATGATTACTTTTATTCCAAATAATCCAACTATTATCGGAAACATTATCAAGAGCAAAATTATAATCAATAAACAATTCTTCTACTTTGCTTCCAATAGAAATAGTTTTCTTAGAAATAACGTTGAACGCAATAGTTTGTCCAAGACCATTATCTTGAATATTTAATTGCTCTTCATCATTAATTTCAAAAGTATATACTTCTTTAATATCATCAAATTCATAATCATTACCAATACATTTGATAGTAACTATGGCATCTTCAACATAAATTTCAGAATTACCTACATATACATTTTCATATTTAGTTAAAGCTCTTTTAACAAATTCATATATAGTGTTAGCTTTATCTGTATATCCTTTTTCATAGAGGAAAGCAGCATTTTTAAATAAATTCCAAAGCTGAATAATAGATTTGTTTTTAGGAGCACAAACATTATCACAACCTTGAATAGCACTAATACCATATTCAACAAGCAAAAATTGGATTTGCCGATAAGAGCAAACCCAATCAATAGGAACACGGATATTATTTAAAACAGTATCTTCCATATTCAGACGTATTAAATATTACTTTTATTAGTTCTTGCTCTTCTTCGGTAAGAAGAATATCATAAGCTATACAAGAAGAAATAATATCATATAAATAAGAAGCACCGAAGATATTGTTAGAAATAAAACCGAGATTAATTTTCTTAATATCAGTACCAATAACTTGAATAATATTATTTTCAAGTTTGTCGGCAAGTTCTTGAAGTAATTGATAATCCTTACTCATATTCGGTATATTTATTATTTACATAAACTATCCAATCATCAACTTTAATACTAAGATTACTATTAATTTGCGAAATACGAAGTTTATCTTCTTGACCGTTATATATTATAGCAAGAACATCTTTAATACAATCGTCTTTCCAACTATCTTTAAGAAACTCACTAAGAGGAGTATTACCAACTTCGTATAATGAAAGAGTATGATAAGCACGATAAAATTCTGTATTAACAGTCTTAGTTATATTTGCTATAATAAATTCTTTATTAATATCAATATTGTTATTGATAATAATATTACGACAAAGATTAACAATTTTATATTGAAAATTAAAAAATGCAAGTTCAATAATAATTTTACCTTTTTCTAAATTCTTTTTAGTAATATCTTGAAAAAGATTATCAAGAATAGCATTTAGTTTTGCAACATTATTGCTAACCTCTTTAACAGCAAGACCCATTTCGACAAGAGATTTTTTATCATCTTTATGTCTGAAATAGTCTATCAACTTTATAATAACAGTATAACTAATAAATACTACGCTCGAAATAATTACAGTAATATAAGAAGTATTACGAACAGTATTTTCAATTACACTATTAAAAACTTTAAATTCTTCCATTATAGCCAAAACGACGAAAGCCACTATCACCGTAATCTAATACAGTAATAGTGGCTCTCCATATTATACAGATATGTTTATTAACTCAATTAAGCTACACTGGCAATAGTTTTAAGTATAGTTTCAGCTTTAGCAATTGCGGCAGCACCCGTAGGCAGAGCAATTTGAACAATCTGATTAATACTTTGGTCAACAGTTTTCATTTCCCGTGGCTCAGCAAATTTAAGCGTAAATACGGTATAACCTGCATCAACACTATCAAGCTGTGCAAGAGGATTAAGTGGATAACCAGGATAAATAAGATTCGCAGGGTCTTGATAAGTATATTCAATACCAGCATCGGCGGCAGCTTTCATAGCCAAATCTTTAATATAGTTGGCATCTGCAAGCGGAGTAACAGCAGGTGTTTCTGCAACTGCTACACCAAACAAATCATCGCCAAGAGCAATCTTATAATCTTCTCCTTTATTTACAGCAGTAATAGTAATCTTAGCAGCTTCGGTAACAGCTTTAACACCGGAAGCAGGATTATTATTAAGTTGTTTAGTTAATTCTTTAGCACAAGCAGAAGCATCTTGACCATCTTTAACGCGCATAGTAGCAGTCCACTTATTACGTTCATTAAACTGAACACCTTTCTTAACTACTACAACAGTCAAGTCATCACCAACAGTAGGAGCAGGAATTGTAAAATTACCTGTATAAGCACCAGCAGCTTGATATACCATTTTGGTAAAACTAAACTTGTTCTTATAAATAGGAACAATTACATCGCCGCCTTTAGCATCTTCTTTTCCAAGAAAGATATAGCCTTTATCCTTAATTTTAGTACCATCAGAATCAACAGTATGTTGACCATTAACTAAAGCGGAAAAAGCTAATTGACCAACAGTAAGAGCTGTAAGGTCATCACCTAAATCTGACTTAGAACCTAAAAGAAAAGTTCTCATAGCTTTATAATTTTATTAATTTATTTTTGGTTCGTTAGGCATAGCAAAACTATCTCTAAAATAAGCAATAGCAAGTTCAACTATTTCCATGTGTAAATAATCAGGCAAGTCGCAATTAACTCTATTTTCTATTACTTGCTCATCATATTTAACAACAGCAGGAAGTTTAATATAATTATAAACAACCTTTGTAGGTTTACTATTACTATTACCGTTATAAATTTCGATAGAATGTTTGCCATCTTTTACAATAGAAACGCAAATAGGATAACGTTTCGTAGCACGATTACAATAATCTCGAAGAGTTCTTTGAAGATATTCAGCTTCGATTATACGACAATCGTCAAGAGTTTTGTTATCATAGCTAACAGCAAAATGAGTATAAAGCATAACATTAACATTAGTAACATCAGCCGTATATGGGTCAATATCAGTTCCACCCCCCGTAAGGGATGAACCAGATATTTCACCTTTCGTAGCAAGATTTCGCAGAGCATTAAGTTGACTAATATCAGCATTTGCTTTGATTATATAATCATTAGCAGTTTGAGCATTTTGCGAAATAATACTACGAGTTTTAGCCATGATAGCATGATTAAGACATATATCAATGTCTTCATTATAAATAGCACGAGCAGTCTGCAAACCCATTCTTTGAGCCAGCTCTCTGAACGTGATGTGCATCTGTACTATATCCATAACTTTAAGCAAGTTTTAATTGGTTTTCGTAAGCTGTACGCATATCGCCATTATCAGGATTTTTAAACCAAGCAAGAGCCTCTTTCATATTAGCACCAATAAAATCACCAGCACCGCTAACAATATTTTGTGAATGAGGATGACGAATAAGAATACCATAAGCTATAAGTTTTTCAATCATAGCTTTAAGACTTATATCTCTATCTGTACACATTTTGTTAAAGCGAGCAGGTTCTTGACTTGCAAAATAATCAAGATTATTTTCCTTAAGAACTCTATCTTCTGCAAGAGAAGGAATAAGCGGTCTATTAGTAAATATACAATACGCAGCATAAACATCGTCAAACAGTTTATCATTAGCTGTAATATTAACGAAGTTACGTTTAGCATTATTAACTTCAAGACGTTTCTTAGCTTCAAGTTCTTTCTCTTTCTGTTCGTCTCTAAAATAGAATCTAATATTAGGTTTGTTATTAATGATTGCAGTATCTTTAGCAACATCAGTATATAACAAACAATGACGATAAAGAAGATAATCAGCTACATTATCGGGATAACCGTATCTGTATTTTTCTGATTCAAGAGCATTAAGTTTAATAATTCGATTTTCGATTGCTTTGTCAAGAGCAGCACTATCACCGCGATTTACGGCAGCAAATTCAGCATCAATAGCTTCTTCTGCATTTTTAAATCTGTAATAGTCTTTAACATGATGATAATGGAAACTAATATTAAGTCTCTTACCAAGTTTATCAACTTTTACCTGAATATTATTAAGATATTCCTTAACACGTCTAACGAAGTTTTCGTTAGTAGGAGAAACGCCAATCAGATTAGGAAAATAAGCTTCAACCTCACCTTTATTAGAAGCAAGAGTTCTTGAACTACGAACAGAACTACCAATAAATTCATTCCGTTCTTCAAGAGATTTATCGTTAACTTTACGGTAAAGAGAGAAAGAAGAAACCAAAGCAATAACGATATATCTATCTTCAAAATAAGGTTCATTTAAATCTTCATCTCTTTTTTCTCTAAGAGTTTGTGAAGTTTCTCCAATTTGGTTATTAGCTGTTTCAACAGCAGCGGCAGGTTTATTAATTTCCTGTTCTTTATTTTCAGCAGCAGCAATTCCAATAGTAGGCATAATCTTTTTAATTTAATTAGTTATTACAATACGCATTTCAGCAAGAACATCTTCGTAGTATTGTTTACTTGCAGACCCATACTTCCCTTAATCTCATAACGAGACATATCAATTTCGGTAGAAGCACGATTGGTAGTAGAAACACCCCATTCCTTAGGTATCGGAGTCATACCCTCAATAACCTTAGCAATATATTCTTGTCCCTCTTGACGAACAATACGAACGTTATTTTCGCCTTTATAAGAAGAGAAATCAATAAAGCAAGCTTGATGAGAAGTAATAGGTAGACCGCTACGAGGATGAATTTGTCCATTCTGTTTTGCAGCTTCAGCGATAGTACCTTTATCCAAGAGTGAACAATGTTTAACGGTAATAGTATGTCCATCAACAGTAATAAATTTATTGAAATACTTACCATAAGCAAGACCACTACCATTATCCATAATCTTCTTTTCGCCAAGAGGAGTAATAAAACCTTTACTCATAGCATCATTCTCGATAGCATATTGGAAATCTTGAATAAATCCTTTACCTGCCATAAGCACAATATTCATTGTACCATCATCAGTATCTTTATTCAAAACATCACCAACAGTTCTTTCGAGTTTGTTAAGAGTAAGATATTCACCATAAGTATCGTAGTTACTTTCACGACAAATTTCCAACATACCGGCAGTACGAGGAATTGGTTTACCATTATCTCTATCTTTCAAACGAATAGTGCCATCAGGAAGTCTATTATAAGTAGACAACCACAGACGTTCTTCGTTCATTACGCGCATTGTCAAGTTAAACTGGCGCATTTCTTCTGAAATCCAAAGACGAGTAGTACCACCGCCATTACCTTGCTGAAATTCATATTCAGTAACAACATTAGAAATATTACCGGCAACCTCTTTACTATAACGGAAAAACTCAAGTTGAGAAGTCATAGAACCAGGCCCCATAGTATTGCTTCTATTACCCTTAGAATAAGATTCAGAAACAGTAGGAGCAGACATGCTCAAATAAGTTCCTTCAGCAAAGTTCTTCGGGTCAACGAAAGCAGTAGGAGAAGCGTTAACAGGAGCAAGCAAATAAGCATAACCGT